ATCCGTTGCTGTACTTTCTCGTCGTACGAGGAGAGTTCGTCGTCGGTTGGGTCTTCCACCGGCTCTTTCATGGGCTTGCGGCCACGATCTTCGGGGGGAGTATCGTCCTCGATCTCTACTTCAAACTTGTCTTTAGCAGCAGCCTTGGCGTCCTTTTCGTCAGGAAACTCGTAAGCTTCTTCTTCAAATCGTTGTGTTGCCATGTGTTACTCCTTATGCAGCTCGTGTGATGCCACGGGGGTCTTCCACAACTGCTTCAATCGAGTCATCGTTGATGATGCGAAATTCACGGCCATGAATCTTCAGGCGGGTGCCTGAATTGGGGCGGACGATGACGAAGTCACCTTCCTTGCAGCTCGGTCCGCTGGGGAACCGGGTAGTGTCTTTGTAGGCGTCGGGGCCTAGCTTGACCACAAACAACACGGGGGTCAGCACCTCTTCGTAGTGCATGGTTTGACCGGATTTAACAAGACCAATCTCGCTGTCGGAGAACTCTTCCATCGCCTCGGGGACAACGGTCAAGATGTGGAAAGTCTTGGGGTCAGGCAATTGCTTGGCTTTTTGCTCTGCGGTGGTATTCAAAATACCGGACAGGTCAACTGCCGCAACGTCAAATTCAGTCGTCATTGTGGTTCCTTTGCACTAGCTCGTTGATGATGTTTTCTGCGTAGTTCAGACCTAGGATGACTCCGCATACTTTTCTGTAGTCCTCAATGTTCTCAGCCCGGTTTGCAGCAACGTAAGCTTCACGTTCCTGCTTTAACTTGTTGATTTCATTGAAGATTACAGTGATTAGTTTGTCGCTCACTTACTCTCCTTTTTGCTGGGCGGGTTTCGTTGCGCTGCCCGTTGCGCGTTTTGCACGGCCATTTGTGCCCGGTGTTTCGCAATGTCCACGCCCAAACGAGCACCTTCGGACTCTTGCGAGTGTTTCAGTTTGTCTTTTGCAGCGGCTGATGTAGCCGCGACCTGCATTGCAGCGATCTCTTTTTGAGCCGCGATTCGAGATTCCTCGATACGAAGCTGGTCTGCCTTGGCAGCCGCCTCGATGGTTTGCTTCTGTTGCTTGAGCTTCAGCTCCTCCATCTTGATCTGGAGTTCTTGCATCTGCATCTGGACGATGGGGTCCTGCATCTGCTGCTGGGCTTGCTGTTGCTGAGCCTGTTGCTGATCGCGTTGTGTGATCTGAGCGGACGCCTGCGCCACCATCATGGCTACTTGGTCGGCCATCTCTGGAGACATCTGCTTGTTCTGCTCTTTGCTTGGCAGAGTTGTGCCCAGTGCCATCTCGATCTGCTTGCGGTACTCGAACGCCATGTGCTCATTGATGTGAGCCATTGCTGCGGCCATGATCTGCTGCGCCATCGGATTCATCTGCATCAACTGCTGAATCTTGGGGTTCTGGATTGCGGCCATGTGCGCCTGAATGTGGGCTTCATGGTTCTGCTCAACGAACGCCTTGACTGGCTTCATGGTCAACAGGTCTTGGTTCTCCTGCACTGGGTCTGTTGGTACTGCATCATCTTCAGTAGGCACAAGCTTGGCTGCGTTCTTGATACCCAGAACTTCAATCATCTGACGGTGCAACAAGGGCAGGTCATACAACTGAGGCGCTGACTGGGCCAACTGGAGGACGGCCTGATACTGCACGATCTTCTGCGCCATCGTTGCAGCGTTGGGGTCGCTCACTGGGATCACGTCCACAGAGTCGTAGTCAGCTTTCTTCGCCTTGCGGCCAGCTTCTTCTGGCTCGTATTCATACTCCTCGGGCGTATAGTCGGCGATGATGACCTTGAGCAATTTGAACTCTTGCTTCATGGTGTAGTGCAGACGCGCTTGCACCGCTGTCATCACCTTCAATGTGCGCTCCAACAGGGCCAATGTGGTGCCCACTGGGGCTTGGGCTGACATGTCGGACACATTCATATCACCGCTTGAGGCGAACTGACGGCCTTCAGACACAATGTTCTGGAACAGCGCGAACAGCACTTGTGATGGCTCTTTGTACGGTAGGGGCAGGATGTTGTCGCGGATTGAACCGCTTGGGACGTCTACATCTCGGAACTCTCCGGGCTGGATAGGTGTATCGTCACCTTTGACGCGGAGACCACGAGATTTGAGACCCCCGGGTAAGTTCGAAAGTGTTCCTGCATCCACGAGTTGACGGATGAGCATCGTCGCGCTCTTCGCGTACCCGCCGATAAGGTGGATAAGACCGTAGCCATAGAAGCCAAAACCGGGGATGTATTGGTAGTGAACAAAGTGTTGTCGTTTAGTGTGAAGCACATCTCCTTCATACCAATTTCTCCGTATAGCCAGCACCTTGCGTGTGCCCTTCTCGATTGTCACAACGTATGGCAGGGCGATACCTGTCAGACGGCCCTTTTTATCTGTGTGCTCGAACCCACTCAGGTCCAAGTCAACGTGCATCTCAAGCACTCGGTAGCGATCATCTTGGAGTGCGCTCAGGCCCATCTCCTCGGCCTTTTGCTTCTCAACGTCGTCCAACTCGTAGGATGGCTCGCCCAGCTCTACGTCCATGTAGAACCCAGCCTCCATCAGCTTGGTCATCTCGTTCTCGGTCTTACGCATGACATGCGTGACCCGCTCCGCAGACTCCAGATTGGACGCGCCATAGGGAACGACGATGTCCTCGGCTGGAATAAATACAGCAGCTTGGCGTCCTTTGCTTGGGTCGTAGTAAACCTTCTTGAACGCTGAGCCCGTGATGGGCAGGTTCCACAACATCTTCTCGTGCTCTGGCCGGTACTCGACCATCACTTCAGTCAGTTGATAGTTCATGTCCTCGCGCACGCGAGCGGCGGCTTCTTCACGCAGCACGTCGATGGCCCCAACGATCTGGGTCTTGACTGGCCCCATTGCTGGGAACGTCTCCATCATCGCCTCTGACTGGAAGCGCACAACTGACTCGGTGAGCATCGGGTGGAACACGCCACACGCACCCTGCCAAGGCTCAGTCCGATCTTCGTACTTCAAGCCCAGCAGCTTCAGCCCGTCTACATACGTCTGAATCCAGTCGCGTCGGTCTTGGGTGTCCTTACCAAAATCTTCAACTAGGTCCATACCCAGTGACTGCAAGTCACCGTCGTCCATGAACTCGGCCAAGTTAGCATCGAACTCCTCGGCTGTGCCCTTGGTCTCTTCCTCCACCACCTCGCCATCGTCCTCGGGCTCCAGCTCCAACTCGATTTCGATCTCGGGTTCTTGGGTCAAGTCGGAGATGCCAACGGGGGCTGCGTATAAACCTTTTTCCATGATGTGTCCTTACACTGTGTAGTACCGCTCTTTGCGGTGGCTTTTGAACCATTGAATCTCTTCGGGCTCGTCGGTGGGCAGACGTAAAAAGCCCCCAGCCCGGAATCTCATGAGGGCCAGAGTTGTTGCGTCAACCAAGTCATCGTGCTCGCCTGACGGGAACGCAGCAATCTCGTCCACTAACTCTTCAGCCCATCGTGTACGGGGAACCCATACTTTTCCAGACGCAATTATGTCCGAGACTGAGTTCAAGCGGGCGATTTTGTCCTGACCTTTTGACGGGGTGTAGTCCTGCACGGGTATGCCCATCGCACGTAGTTCATAGATCAGCGGCGCACCGGTCGCCTTCTTCTCGATCAACAGTCCGTCGGGCTCGTACATGTTGTACTCCTTGAGCACGTCGCGCTTCAGCTCCACCCACTCGACCCGCTTCTTGTACGTGTTGAGCAAGATGATGTTCTTGGTCTGGTCTTTGTGATGCGTGAAGATGCCCCACGTCGTCCCAGCGGAGTAGTCGGCCCGTTGGTTTTTCTCAAAGGCCGTGTCCCATGTCTGGAGGATGTATTCGCACTGGGGCGGGTCGTCCTCTTCCCACCACTGCCACCAATCGCGCTTGACAATCGCTGACTCGTTGCCCACTGGGTTCTGCTGGTACTGGGCTTGCCACTTACTATTAGGCAGTTCCTCCCGCAGGGCTTCCAATTCGTCGAACGACCAGAACTCTGGCCACAGGGGGTTGCCACTAGGCAGGATGGCCGGGAACTCAATGACCTCCCACTCCTCGCCACTGCGTGCAGCCGCTGCTTTAATCACTTGGCCGGTCAGATCGCGCTGAGCCCAGCGCGTCATCACGATCACAATCGCCCCACCCGGCTGCAAACGCTGCCGGGGTCCGGATGTGTACCATTCATACACCTTGTCATACACATCGGGGTTGGTAGCCGCCATCGCAGCCTCTTGTTCCGAGTGCGGGTCATCAATAATCAGCACGTCCGCACCTTTACCGGTCACCGCACCGCCCACACCAATAGCGAAATAGTCGCCGCCCTTGGATGTGTTCCACCGGCCAGCCGCTTTTGAGTCACTTTGCAGGTTCAGGTCGGGGAAAATGTCGTGATAGACCTCGGAATCGACCAAATTTCGCACTTTTCGACCGAAACCCACCGCCAATTCAGCAGTGTGGGACGCCTGAATCACTTTTTTGTGTGGAAATTGGCCCAAAAACCAAGCCGGGAGCAGGTAGGACGCGAATTCTGACTTCGTATGGCGGGGTGGCATGTTGATGATGAGCCGTTTGCACTCACCTCTGGCCACTCGCTCGAACGCTTCAGCCATTCTCTTGTGGTGACGGCCTGAAATGAAGGTCGGCCAGACCTTTTCCACGAACTTGATGAACCTCGTCTGGCAAAGCTCACGGTCTTTGAGCTTCTCCAACTTGGTTAGCTGTGCTTCAAGAGTACGAAGATCGGAGTCTGTCAGCTTCCCCGAGTTAATCAGGGTCTCGATGTCCTTGAGTGAGACGTCACTCATCGGTTTCTACCTCGGAATCCGAGGTACGTTTTGTTTGTTCCACTGGCTCGACTGGCCCCAACTGCATTTCCAGATCATCAATGGGTTTGACATCAATGACTTCCGCATTGAGCAGCCGCTTGACCCGCTCTTTAATAGAGTCTTCCAGCGCACTGGAGGTTGTGTGGTGAACCGTGATCTCGCTGCGTTCGGTGAAAAGGCCGATGTCTGAGTGCTTGCCCAGCAGTTCGAGCGCCTTCAATTCAATCTTCGGGTCGCCGTTGTCGGCCAGCTCAATGAGCTTGTTTGTTATGAAATTGCGGGCTTGGAGCGCATCCGAGAACGCTTGGAAGTCAAAGCGCTTGACCAAATGGTGAGCCGCCGCAGCTTCTGCTGACTTAGAAATAGTCTTGGGTGTCTGGGGTTTGCCTGCGCCTGTGATGAGATCAGCAGCTTTAGTCAGGTCGCCTTCGCCGAAATCTATGCTTGGGCCGAGTGCATCAATGAGGTCTACGGTGTTGACAGCGATGGCTATGCTATCCGCATGAGTCTTGGGTTGCTCATCGGTCAGGTCAAAGGGAACAGGGTGTTCCGTCGTAGGCTCAATTTGAATCATAGGCACCAAAGTAAATTGGGAGTGGGCGAAATGTAGCAGAAAAAATTTATACATGACAACTCCCTCATGTATAGAAAATTGCAAAATTTTTATACGACACCTTTTGGGTCCCTTGACGGGGGGTGTTTTGGAAAATGGAAATACACCGGGGGTGTAGAAAAAAGTAATAGGGGTAGGGGGGTAAAGTTGAAAAATGCGGATCGGGTGTGCGACACAGTGTGTATGGGGTCCCCACCTCCCCTTGCTGAGAATCGGGGTGCATGGGGTCTGTCTCGGCGCTCGGTCTAACATTGTTAGGCCATTCCCCCATATTTAATTTTTGTTTCCCCAAAACTTGCATTATACCCTTATTTGGTGGTACAATATAACCATGCAAACAAACAAGGTTGCATCCCGCTAGCGGGTTTGCTAGTAGTTAGAAAATCAGAAGGTATTTCAAAATGACAAACTTAGTTATCACTCCTAACATTGTTACACTCGCCCAACTGCGTTCCGATGTGGCAGACACAACGAAACGACAATATGGTGCGATCAAGGCTTACGCCATCCGCCTCTGCGATGAATTGCCCCTTGGATGGTATGAGGTAGAGCACAGTGACGTCACCGACGAAGCAAAGCCCACGTTAGCAGAAGCAACCGCGTTTCGCGCGGCACTCAAAGAAGCGGGACACTCTAACCCGTCGGTCATGTGGACGCGCGTTCGCAATGAGGCACGAACACACATCGAAGGTGCACCGGAAAAGGGCGCGAATGCCAAGACTTCGATTCAGCTCAGAATGATAACTGACTTGACTAAGCTCTATCGTGCGGGTAAACGTGAGGAAGGTCTCAGCACTGCCCAAGCAAACGCCATGACCCATATTGCCTCTGCGTTAACTGCTCTTAATGTTGACCTGAGCATGATTGTTAAGTAATCCAAGAGCCTAGGGTAAACCCCTAGGCTTTCTCTCGTACCCGTAGCCCGCTTCGTGCGGGCTTTTTTGCGTCTGCACGAACTTGTTCGGGCAGTCGAACCTTGCCTAACATTGTTAGGCTTTGTTACGTTTCGGTAATGTTACGTTTCAGTGCGAAGTCGGGACCTGCACCAGTTCTTCGGGCGGACGTAGCCACCGGTGATAGACTGCACGCAGTCTATCAGTTTTTTCGCCGCTTGTCAAGCCCTTCATGCACCAGTTCTTCGGGTGGGCGTAGCGACCAAGCCTAACATTGTTATGGTTTCGGGCTTGTATTGTTACGTTTTTTGGCTTTGTTACGTTTTCGGGTGTCTTTGTTATACCACACATCGCTGTAAGTCCTTGATTCATAAGCAATGTTACATGTTACGTTTTTTTCGGGAAAAATATGAAAACCTGTCAAGTAGCGGAAGGCTCACCAAGTGCGAAACAAACGTGGTCTGCGCAAAAACCAAAATTTTCCCCCCGCACTCTTTTTTTAATTATTTCATAACTTTACTACAATACATATCTTTCTCTATCTTTTTTCCTTTCCAACCCCTATATTTGTTGGACTCCCTTATGTTACGCCACTGTCCAAAAAAACGTAACAAATGGCCCTTTTTTTGTAACAAAGCCAAAAAACGTAACAAAGCAAAACGCTTGCACCCATAACAATGTTATGTTACAATACATGTCCAATCATCAGGAGTTCACCATGAAACCAGTCCAATCCGTTCGCACCTCCAAAACCGTCTCTGTCACCGTATCCGCAAAACTCCACGCGCAAGTCGTAACATTTGCCCAACTGCGCCGCCTCTCAGTTTCGTCCGTGTTCAACCAAGCCCTGCTCGAATACCTCGACACCCGCACCTATCTGCGCACACCCGACATCCGCGAGATGCTCAAAGCCACCGACAACCAAGTACCCAAGCGAGACCACGCCCTCGTCGCCGCCATGAAACACGAGTCCGCTCGCACTGCGCTCGAAGCCCTAGCCCAAGAACAAGGCCACACAGTATCCGCGCTCATGCGCCGCGCACTGTATGAATACACCAAACCCGATGGCGCTACACCAATCGACCCGCTTACAACTGTTGACGCATGGGGAGACCAGCCTCGCACTTTGCCCAAGACTTGATCGCTTGACTTACATGTAACATCGTGGTACAATATAGGTTGGAGGGGAAAAAACGTAACAAAGCCCCTTCAAACCCGCCCATAACAATGTTATGGCTCAAAATGTAACAAAGCAAAAGGTTAGAAGATGATTACCAATGAGTTCGACACGCACGACGACAAGTACACCATCCGTTCATTCGGCAACGGTTGGGCATACGAGGTTATCCACAATGCCACCAACGAAAGCCTGTGGTTCCAAGACCATGACGCAGACCAACTGCGCACCGACACCGCCAACTTCGAGGACACCTGTGCCCTTGACCAACACTTTGAATGCTTGGAGGGCTGAGCCATGACACCATTTCTTTACATCATCGGCACTGCGCTTGCCATTACTTTCACCCTGTTCGGTTGGGGTGGCGACGGCATCGTTCACAAACTCCTCCTCATCTTGGGGGGCCTGTACTTCGGCTTCATCATCACCGAAGCCCTCAACTATGACGAAACCAAATAACACAAGGGGATAACAATGTTAGACAGCAACTGGAGAGAATGCACCGACTGCGGCGATGACGTCCACATCGAACGCTGGTCACTTGGCTACCGAGTCTGCCTATTCTGCGGCGAAGACCGCGCCAAGACCGAGCGCATGAGCTGGACTGTGATTCAAGAATACGGCAAGGGTAATTATCAGTTCGTTACACCTACTAACGCATTCGCAACACTCAAGAACACTAACCAGAAGCACACCCGAGGAGAGATGACATGACAAGACAAACAACAAACAAACTGTGCGAGCTTGCCGAGGAGGGAGTGTTGTCGTGGGAGACCATCGCCAAGGCTTGCCTTGTGTATATGAGCGAGGCCGATGTGAAAGACATGGCCGAGTGTGAGGGGTTCATTGAAGTTGAGGAGAGCAACGATGACTGAGCACGACTACGAGAAAGCATTGAAGCTGATTGCGGCGGTGGAGATTGACCTGCGCCGATTCTTGATGCGCCCATCCGAGTACCAAGCAGAGTACTTGGAAGACACCCACGCCTGTATCACCGAGGCGATGAGCTTGTTGAATGTCGAGCCAACCGAGGAGGCATAACAATGTTAGACCAAACCATAACCATCGAAATCAAGGACGTGTACGGACAGGCCAAGGTCTACCCAGTATGCGACCGAGCCAAGATATTCGCAGGCATCGCAGGGACAAAGACTCTGCTACCACCGGACATCGAGCGTATCCAGCTACTTGGGTACAAGGTAGCAATCAAACCACGGGAGTTGAGCGTATGAAAACAAATGAACTGACAAGACACGCCCTTAACTGGGCGGTGGCAAAGTGTGAGGGCGTTGAGTTGTATTCAGGGCCGCGAGATAACAACCCTGCGTACAAAGCAAACTGGGTGCGGCGCAAACATGGTGATTTATATCAACCATCAACCGACTGGGCGCAAGGTGGGCCGATTATTGAGCGGGAGAAGATTGATGTGTTTTGTTCAGGTGTTGTATGGGATGCAAGCACAGGAGATAGACACCCAAATGTAGTTTGCGCAGGAAAGACACCACTCGAAGCCGCCATGCGGTGCTATGTGGCAAGCAAGCTCGGCGATGAAGTCGAGATACCAGAGGAGTTGAGCTTATGACTGGCTGGCTTTGTTTCTTTGCGTGGATTTTTTCGCTGGGTGCTGAGACCCCAGTAGTTGTATCTGTGCTGACCTTCTTGGCATGGATGAATGAAATACTGTGAGGTGAACAAATGAGCGAAGGAATTCTTGTGAGAGGCAAGGATGGCAGGTTATGGATGCCAAGCGAGGAGTCCTTCAACACCCACGATTGTTGGAAAGATGCGGAAATCATCGCGCGTGGTGAATGGTGGGACTTGCACAAGATAAAAAATCTCGTGAATGACCAACGTGAATTGGAGGGTAACAATGTTAGCTAGGTATTACGTAACAGGATGGTGCGACAGGTTCAGCCAGTGGGTTGCCGAGAGCATCGTAGCGAACAACATGAAGCTGGCAAAGGAGAGGTTCAAGACTGCCAATCCATCGCTTAAGAAAATCAAGGCATACAAAACATTGGGAGGTGTGTGATGACATATGCAACAGTAACGGTAGAGGCCGAGGTCGATGTGGACTTGTCACAGTTTGATACCTCTGACTTGCTTGAAGAACTGAAGGAACGAGGCAAGGAAGGGCTGACCTTTGCGGACAACGAAGTGCTGACCAAAGCATGGCTGGCTGACCGAGAGGGACGCAAGGACGAGGCTTACGCAATCCTGCGTGAGTACATGTTGGACAAACTTAACAAGGTGGTGTGATGGGATACGCAACAGTAATGAATGTGCCAAGGATAATGAATCACAGGCACGCCAAGCAGGTATACGAGGTGGTCAAGCCGATTCGCGGGCGCTCGCCAGAGGTTCGACCATTGGGCAACAGGCGCGATGCCGACACGTACCAAATACGTATGAATGGGGATGATGTTGAGCTGGTCTTGTACAAGACTCCCGTGGTGACGTTCAAACCCGATAACACCGTAGAGCTACGCACTGCGGGGTGGAGTACTGTAAGCACAAGGCAGTTCATCAGCCGAGTGTTAGGCATAGGCACGCATGGAGAGATTGGCGAGAGCATCGTGACCATCGGTGGGCGCAAGCACATCCTGCCAAGCGGGAACGAGTGCATGACTGTGCGCATGAACGACAAAGACCAATGGTGTTTAACGTCTGCTGTGCAAACCCATTTTGATTGGAAACTAAACCGTAAGGCCGCTAACAATGTTAGGGCTCGGTATGCGAAATTCATCGGCTACTTGGATGTCATCATGCGCCTACGCAAGGATGTGGAGGACGGTGGTATTGATGTTGCCTACGCCGAGTATGCCGAGGCGTTCGGAGAGCAGGAGAAGAAGAACTACTGGGGCAACGACACGTACAAGAGAGGTGGGCAGTGGGTGCGGGACGACATCACCTACGAAGAAGCAACCAATGCGTTCTTCAAGCTCATCACAAGCGGGGCGCACGATGACTTTTACAAGGCGTCGTTGATTCTGTTTGCGACAGCAGGTGGTGGGCAGATGAACATTGTCAGCGGGCGAGTCGTTCGCACACTGGAGAGCAGAGTGGACGACAGGCTGAACGAGGTGCTGTACAAATACCATTCGGACGAGGTGTTCGACAAGGTGGAGATGCCCGAGGGCAAGCTACCGAAGGGCAAGTACAAGAATTGGGTCAACAAGGAGTAAGACATGATTGAGTTATCTATTGGAGAGATTGCATTGTTTGTCTGGGCCGCGATAGCTACTGGCTACGCGCTTAAGTACAAGCATGAAACCAAGATGGCTGAGTTCGTACTGCGCAAAGTCATTGAGGACAAGAAGGTGCGCGACGACTTGGTTGCGCGGTGGGAGGAGTTCAACTCGCACATTGGGTAGGACTAGATGTCTTGACATATATGTAACATTGTGGTATACTATATGTTCAGTCAGAAATTTTTCGTGTGTTAGTTTTTTCAATCAGCCATAACAATGTTAGGCACATCAGGAGTATCAGAAATGTCAGAAGTTAAATTCGGTAAGACCATCACATTGAAGCAAGCCGCTTCGCTTATCCGTAGCAACCCCGAGACTCGGTTCTTGTTGCGCGGCGAGCCCGGCATCGGTAAGTCATCCCTGCTGGAGAACATCGCTGGCGAGTTGGGCTATGACCATGCGTATATTGACGTACCCAATCTCGACTTGGGCGACATTGCAATGCCTGTGATTGACCACGATACCAAGACCACACGGTATTACCCGAACGCTCGGTTCAAGTTGCATGAGAACAAGCCCATCGTCATCATGCTCGACGAGTACACCAAGGGCGCAGACCCAGTGAAGAACATGCTTCACCCCATGTTCGAGAAGGCCAACCCCCGACTCGGTGACATTGCACTGCACAAGCAGAACATCGTGTTCTTGACCGGTAACTTGACGACCGACGGTGTTGGTGACTCGTTGAAAGCGCACTCTCTGAATCGCTTGGTATCCGTAACCATCAGCAAGCCAGACGCTGAGCAATGGATTGAGTGGGCCATGAACAAAGGCATCGAGCCCGAGGTGATTGCGTGGGTGAATCGTTTCCCTCATGTGTTGGCAAGCTACACCGATGGTGGCCAGAACGACAACCCATACATCTACAACCCCAAGAAGCCACAGACTGCGTTCGTATCTCCACGTTCGCTTGAGACCGCCTCTAACATTGTTAGGACTCGCAAGGAGAACGACACCGACTCAGTGATTGCGGCGTTGACTGGCGCTATCGGTGAATCAGGTGCGCGTGACATGCAAGCGTACATCGAGTTCTCAGATCAGTTGCCAACATGGGAAGCGACCATTGCAAGCCCTAAGACTACGAAAGTACCAACAAGCCCCGGCGCGTGTGCCATTGTGGTGTTTGGCGCGATTGCACGTATGGACAAGGCGAGCATTACGCCTTTCATGGAATACCTTGAGCGGTTCGATGCCGAGTGGCAAGCTGTATTTGCCATTAACATAGCGAAAACACCGAGCAAGCAGTCCATCGCGTTCAGTTGCAAGGCGTTCGCCGATTGGGTTGCAAAAAACCAAGATTTGTTGTAAGAAAGGATTACAAATGGGAAGATTCGTGGACTTAACCAACCAGCGTTTTGGCAGGTGGCTTGTGCAATATAGAGACCCGAAAGGGAAGTACGGTAAGCCTGCGTGGGTTTGCCTGTGCGACTGCGGTAGCACGAGTGTTGTGGCGGGTAGCGCCCTGCGCATGGGTGAGTCCACGAGTTGTGGATGCTTTCAGAGGGAGCTGGCGGCGAAGAACCTTGGGAACACTGCACGTAAACACGGGCGGCACAACACACCAGAGTACTTTCGTTGGCTCAGTATGAAGTTGCGTTGTCAGCATCCAAGCCATCATGCGTTTCAAAACTACGGTGGTAGAGGCATCTCTGTATGTGACCGCTGGAATAAAAGTTTTGAGGCGTTCGTCGAGGACGTGGGGGAGAGACCCACACCCGAACACACCCTTGATCGGATTGACAACGATGGAAACTACGAACCAACAAATGTTAGATGGGCTACACGGCAAGAACAGGCCAACAACAGGAGAAACAACGTGAGGATTACACACAATGGGCAGACTAAAACATTGGCGGCATGGGCACGAGATATCGGTATCACCCCCGAAGGGGTGGCGTATCGAATCCAACACAACAAGCCGTTGCTGTGAAAGACAGAGACATCGAATTGGATAACGGTTGGGTTGTGCAAAGTGACACCAACCGCAGACTCCATGCGCTTGGGTACAGCGTAGGCGGGTACATCGACAAAGGTGTGCCGCACTATGTGTTGTATCGGAGACTCGGAGAGGCAGGAGTTAAGTTCGAGCGAGTGCATGAGTTCGATTCCGAGGAGGAGTTGCAACGCACAGTGAAGTTATTGATACCACCGGAGTACTAACAATGTTATACGCACCTGTGAGCAAGCGAGCGATGTGGATGCTGGCGTGGGGGGAGATTGAGTATCTTGAGAAGGAACTCAGACGAATCAACGCCAACTACCAACTAGGCGCAGAGCAACGGATGTTTGCATTCGGAGACCATCCTCAGTATCGGTTTGTCTTGATGAAGTGGAACCGTGACCCAAACACCTTTGAGAAGAAACGCGAGGAGGTGCTTGTGACCCACGATGTGCAACACATGGCATCGGTGTTGAAGATGCTGATAAGTATCGAGGACGACGATGAGCACAAAGAACATTACCTATAAAGAACTGCGGAAGATGTTGGACGACCCATACTTTGTGCAGTGGGTGACCACGTTCGACTCTACCAAAGGGAACTTGGAAGTGGTGGGTTTCTGTGTGCGTAGACACAAAACATGGGAGACCGTGTTTACACACGAGAGCGAGACTGTGTGTAGGAAAGTATGTGACATGTTAAATGAAGGGAGCTAACAATGGTTGAAGAACGTAAAGTACAGAAGGCCAAGATCACGTTGATGCGTAACCCCAAGTTCGCATTGCTGTCGGGCATATTGATGGTGGGCAAGACCAAGGTCATGGATGGTATTCCGACTGCGTGTACCAATGGGCGCGATGAAATCTACGGACGTGGGTTCGTGAAGAAGTTGCGCGACCAAGAGTTGAACTTCGTGGTGGCGCATGAGAACTACCACAAGATGTATCGACACTTGACCACATGGAGAAAGTTGCATGACGAGGATGCGAGCTTGGCTAACGCCGCTTGTGACTACGTTATTAACCTGAGCCTTAAAGACTTAGACCCCAACGAGCAAGTCATTGCAATGCCCCGCTACACCGATGGCGAGATGAAGGGTAAAGGCATGGGCTTGGTTGATGAGCGGTTCCGTGGCATGAATGCCAAGCAGGTCTTCGACATTCTCAAGCAGGAGAAGGAGGAAGGCGGTGGTGGCAATGGCGATGGTGAAGGCGATGGTGGGTTTGACGACCACGACTGGGACAGTGCCAAGGATATGCCCGAGGAGGAGAAGAAGGAGTTGGCGCGGGAGATTGACCAAGCCATCCGTCAAGGCATCATGGCGCGTAACAAAGTCGCGGGAACTGGTGCAGATGGCGCAGACCGCGAGCTTGCCGAATTGCTTGAGCCAAAAGTTAATTGGCGTGAGGTGTTGCGTGACTTCGTGAAAGCCACATGCAATGCCAAGGACGCATCGTCATGGCGCAAGGTTAACCGTCGGTTCTTATCGACAGGCACGTACATGCCGTCGCTGATCGGTGAAAAGGTCGGGCACTTGGTCGTGGCTGTGGATACGTCCGGCAGTGTAGGCAACGATGAGTTGGCTGAGTTTCTATCCGAGGTCAAAGGTATCGCGGAGGAGGTCAACCCTGCCTGTGTGGACTTGTTGTACTGGGGTAGCAGTGTGGTGGCGCATGAAACCTATGGCGATGGAGAGGCATCTAACATTGTTAGCTCAACTCGACCAGTAGGCGGCGGTGGCACAAGCCCAAGCTGTATCTCTGAGTATCTCAAGGAGAAGAACATTGCACCCGAGTGCGTCATCATCTTGACCGATGGCATGGTGGGCGGTGACTGGGGTAGCGAGTGGACTGCACCTACGCTGTGGTGCATTGTCGGTGACTACTTCGATGGCGAGGCCGACAACGGCAAGACCATTCACATCAAGGAGTGAACAATGAAACTGGGGAAGCTGGACTATTCCGTAAGCAGAGAGGAAGGCTTTGTGAAGATCAACTGGGAAGTTATGCCAACAGGCGTAGTCATGTTGGACGTACTACAAGACTGGATAGTAGAACTGCAAGACATCTACGACGAGCAATTTGGAAAAGTTTTTAACCAAGGGGAATCAAAATGAGTATCAGTGCATCAGCAGTGTTAGTGGAATTGAACATCAGTGTGTGGCCTGCATCGAAGATTGATCGGGAGGTTACCGACAAGGTGAACACGGACGCATCAGCGGTACGTGGTGCATCGCAGACCAAGAAGAATCTGTTTGCGGGTACGTCACTACGCAAAGACATCGAGAAGTTTGCGGCGCGGGTTCGCCTGTATCACAACCAGCACACGTTGCCGTGGGCTGACAAGGGTGAGCGCATGTTGCCGACCAAGTTGTTCATGGAGTACAAGCAGACCATGAATGGGTTCGAGCAGACGTTCAACATGATGTGTCAGAACTTCTTCTTGGAGTACCCACGCCTTGTTGCCGAAGCCCCTACCAACTTGGGCACGATGTACAAGCCCGAGGACTATCCCGACCTTGAGGATGTGAAGTTGAAGTTCGGGTTCCGTCGAGCGGTCAACCCCATGCCTGAGTCTGGCGACTTTCGCTTAGACATTCCAGCGAATGACTTGGAGGAGATGCGCAGCGAGTTCGAGGTGAAGTCCAACGAGCGACTGGCCGATGCCATGCGTGAGCCTTGGAAGCGACTGCACAAAGTGTTGACCGACATGTCGGAGAAGCTGACCGACGTGGATGGCGACGAGGCCAAGAAGCGTTACCACGACTCTCTTATCAGCAACCCTATTGAGCTGTGTGAGCTGTTGACCAAGCTGAATGTAACCAACGACCCCAAGTTGGAGGAAGCACGTAGGCAGTTAGAGCTAACAATGTTAGGGGCTGACATCGAGAACATCAAAGAGTACGCAGACTCTCGTAGCGAATTGAAGTCCAAGGTGGATGCAATTCTTGACAAATTTACATGGTAAGGGGGAAACATGACAACACAAGACCTGCATGACACCAGCAAATTCTTAATGGATTTGCACTTTATCCAAGCTAACGCAATCGTAGGAGCTGAGTTGCAGGGTAACAAACAGGCGATCAAGTATATGAAGCGGATTGCTGAACTGCGGGAGTTAATTAAATTGGAAGTTGGAATCAAGGAGAAAACTAAATGAACGTATTAGAAATGAACAACTTGGAACTTGACGAGAAGCTGACAAAGCGCGTGGCAAATGAGCCCGACTTTAAGATGGCGGGTGTCATATCCATACTTGAGCCGGTTGTATTGCGCTTGGCAACACTCAATCCATTGTGGCGATTCGTAGTGTTTGACTACCACTACCGCTTCGGGGGTAACTGCCTTGCAAGTGCATTCCGTGTGTATGACCAAGGCGAGGAGATCGGGCGCATCGGTCGTACCCATCGTGGCCAAACAGAAGTTATCGCTATCTCCAACGACCGTATCAGTAACCAGCGTACACGCGCAAATGCGTACATGACTGCGGATGCGGACAAGGCTGTCTTGAAAGCCAAGAAGCTGTTCTACAAACTCAAGCCCGACGAGCGAATGAAGGATGCCATGTCTAAGGCGCAGACAGTCATTGACAACCAAGTACATCGCAAGAACAGAGATAAGCGTGACCACACGTCGAGACTGCGGGATGTGGCGTTGGAATTCATATCCACTGACGAGGGCATGTTGGCGTTCGTAGGCTGGGTCAAGACATTGACGGGGAGCCAGCAAGCGCCGATCCACAAGTCGATGAATGAAATGGCACGCCTGTCCGATGAACTGATTACGATAGAAGACGTAAGGAAGAAGTACGGCGACAGCAAGGCGGCATTGGTAGTGCGCGACGGTGGAAAATATCTTGTGCGACTACTTGACAGTGTACAGTTGTATGACGATACTACGCTCCCCGATGAGATGAAGGGCAAGCTAGGTATGCTCAAGCTAGTGGAGGCCGAGCACTTTATCACGAACATCGGTTGCCGTATCTCAGATGAAGTGTTTGTGTTGTTGATGAACGAGGAGGTCTAACAATGTTAGATGTGATGGCTTTGATTGCGGTGCTGTTCATTGGCCTTGGCCTTGGCGGTGTGGTGATAGCAGTGTTCTTGTATGCACTTGACAAGATGCAAAACGGAGGTAGGAAATGATTCTCGACCCAGAAGACGAAGCGTTCAACGAGATTGAACGACAAGCACAGCAACGCAAGGAAGCTGTGAAGGCCTCAGTATCCCTTAACCCATACCGAGCCCAAGTCATCGAGGAAGTGGCACAGCACATCGAGAAGATGACGGTGTTTGGTAAGGACACAGTTGACAGTTTTGCGATTTATATCAGGGGAATGAAATGAGCTGGAAAGATTTGACGGTTAAATACATCAAAGAGCTGATGAAGCCAAAGCCAATCAGCGAGATCATCGAGAAAGAAATGCGCGAGGCCATCATCAAAAAGTTGGAAGCTGAGAGTGCTGTGGAATACGCAAGGTCAATCGTGACCTACAACCAGCAACGTATTGAGCGGCTGGAGAAGCGGCTGTATGAACATTCAGATGGAGATGGACGTGATTAGCAGAATCATTCTTTTGAGCGCGGTGGTTGGGTGGAGTGGTATTAACCTGCTACCCGCTACTGCGGAACCTATAAAGCCTTTGACTTCAGCGCAGTTGCAAGCCAAGGCCAAACAAAAGTCAGTGAGCAATGTGTGCAAGGGCAAGAGGAAAAGCAAGACAGTTAAAGAGATGTGCAGACGCTGGGAGGAACAAGCATGATTGAAGCAAGAGAAATTGATGGTGAGTTGTGGATAAAAGCATCAGACCATCATCGAGCCATTGCAGAGTTGAAAAGCCAAGAGCCTGTGGCGTTTCTTGCAAACGCTATGCGTTTCAAACTGAGTTTTGATAGCGAAGGAAAGGTCAACTGTTTTTGGAATCAAAAAGAACTTGGTGGTCGATGGGTTGCTTTGGTTGCGGCAGAAGATGATTGTCATTTAAAGCTCACCCACCCACCACAGCGCACATGGGTAGGGCTGACGGATGAGGAAATTGACAAGACACACGAAACACAGGTTTGGGATGCAAGGCGAAGCTACGCCCGAGCCATTGAAGCCAAACTCAAGCAAAAGAACGGCTTTGCCGAGGAGAAGAACACATGAGCGAAATTAAAACAGAAATAAAACGCAACACAGATGGTAGCTACACCATTACGGACGCACACTCGACCGCAGACGTTGTTCGATGGTTGTTGACACAAGACGACAAAGAAACAATCCTGTATTTACTTGGTGATAAACAACAGCGCACATGGGTAGGGCTGACGGATAAAGAAGCGCAATGGCTTTACGACAACTGCCGAACACCTAGTAATTTGATTGATATGGTGGAAGCCAAACTCAAGGAGAAGAACAATGCTTGAAGCAATCAGAACATTTTTTGGCAGGGTGCGTGGGCAACACCGAGAGAAACAGACCATTGTGGTTGAGGGTGAGTTGTACCGATGCACCAAGTGCAAGTTAATTTTTATAACCAAATCAGCAGGGGAGCAACATGAGTGCAGTGAGCGCGTTTAATTGGAAAGAGTACACCGATCAAGAGATCGCACGTAGAGGCGACCCATTCAAGGACATCAAACGCAATGCGGCCATCAGTGCCAACATGACCGAGGGCTTGAACAAGATTCGCAAAACAAACCCAAGCCACGGCACGATCTTCGGCATAACAGAGAAGAACATAAGCACCAGAGCACCGGACATGATGGAGAAGAAACGTGCCAAGACCAAAAAGCGAGCTGACTAAAAACGGCAAAACCATAGGCGTTCGTTTAACTCCGAGCGAGTATGAGGAGTACGTAAAACTTGGCAAGAGCAAATGGGTGCGAAAGCTTTTACGAGAAAGCAAAGACAAGAGGACAAAAAATGCAAGTATGTAAAGGGTGTGGAGCCCCAATCCTGAGCGGCGACAACTGCAAGTTCTGCGGTGCGTCACAGGTTGAAGAGCCAAAACAAAAACGGAAAGGGCGGGGTCTTGGTAAGAAGCCCAGCCTTTTCAATACGAGCTTGCGTCTATCGAAGGAGGTGATGGATTACTTCAACACCCACCATCCGTATACAAAGCAAGCCAAGATTCGTGAAATTCTGACCGAGTATGTAAACAGCCAACAGCAAGGAGCTAACAATGGCAACAGCAAGTAAAGTTCGTAAACTCACCCGCGCCGCAAAGATGCGCGAGTACTTCACCGCCAACCCAACAGCTACTGTGACAGCCGTAGCCAAGAAGTTCAAGACCACGTACCAGATCGCGTACATGTGCAAGAAAGGGATGGTAGAGAACGCAGTGAAGGACGCTGAGCGTATCTACGAAATTGGCAAGGGGCGCAAGCAACCCAAACAAAAACTTGCGCTTATCAGTGGAACCCCAACCTACATCACAATGGTTGAGCCGCGACCTGACCCGGTAAATCATCCTACTCATTACAAAGTAGGTGGAATCGAGACCATCGACTTCATCGAGGCCAAGGGCTTGACGTATCATTTGGGCAATGCCGTGAAGTACATCACTCGCGCCGACCACAAAGGCAATCGACTGCAAGACTTGGAGAAAGCCCGTTGGTATCTTGATCGGGAGATCGGCAACTTGAGCGAGAAATTGGCCACACAAAGTATCCAACAACTGTAATCTGAGGGGGGTAAGCATAGATTGAGGACGACCTAGCTGGCAGATGTGATGGTGTCTTTGTGGGTGGGGTTCCCCCCTAGAGTATTAAGCCCCACTCAATCCCCTGACGTGACGGAGGGCACGTAATCTGCCAACCCTCCACCCTTAACATTGTTAGGGTAAATCCTGAGCCACCTGCGGGTGGCTTTTTTTCGTCTGTACTTGACAATGTCCAACGGTGTGTTATAGTGATGGCTTGAAAAACAACTGGAGGATTAGCGGCATGACTTTTCATTTGACCCCAATCGTTTTGAACGATGGTGATTGGCTTAACGAATGCCCATACTGCAAGGGCAACAACTTACACCAATCAGACGTATCCGTATACAACCCCGCCAACGCGCGAGTTGAGTGGCAAGTCAACACCGAGAAAAGCAAAATCACTACCCAAACACAAGTTACGCATGTGTTGACCAACGGCACGGTGACTACTACAACGGTTGATGCAGATGCTACAAGCAACCCGAGCCCAGAGCGCCAAGGCTTGACCATAGATTTTTGGTGCGAGACTTGCGAAAACAAACCCGTCTTAGCCATATTCCAGCACAAGGGAATAACCTTCATGGGTTGGAAATAATGGCAACCACCCCTGAGTCCAAGGTCAAGGCCAAGATCAAAAAAATCCTGAAAGACAACGGCGTGTACTACGCCATGCCTATTGGTACAGGCTATGGCAATTCAGGAGTCCCCGACTTTCTTTGCTGTGTAAACGGAAACTTCCTTGCGATTGAAGCCAAGGCAGGCAAGGGCACGACCACAGCATTGCAAGAAAAGAATCTTCGAGAAATAAAAGAGGCAGGTGGCACAGCCGCTGTGATCGCCGAAGCCCAACTCGAATACCTTGAGCAACTTATCCAACTGATGAAACAATGAAGGAGCTAACGATGGCTGAATTATCCGCAGGTGTACGTGCGCTGGTAGGGCGAATGGAGTCCAACCCCAGTGAGTTCTATGGCAGTGCAGACAAATGGCATTTCATGTTCTCTGCCAACTTCCGCGATGTGTTGACCGAGCCCGAGAAGGGCGCACTGCACGAGGCGCTGAAAGAAGTCCGACGCAAAGAGTTCGACGAGAAAGTCATGCGCGAGCTTTTGAAGGACAACATGGAAGAGCAGTTGTTGAAAAACACCCCTTACTTCACCAATGTGCAGATTGGCAACGGTGGGATAGGTATGAGCGGGTCAAGTGTGACTGCGACTGCTGTTGGGTATGCCCACGATACCGACAGCTTCAAGGCGGCAACCGCATCACCGAGTCTTTTCAAATGAGCGAGTTCTGTGCGGGGGTAAAAATCCTACTAGAGCGCATGAAGTCCAACCCCGAGGACTTTGAATTGCTTGAATACGATGCGTCTTTAATGCACGGCATCAAAGGCAGGTTCTACGAATTTGCTCAAGCTGTTGAGGGAATAATCTTGGGTAAAACCGACAAAGACAGGCCGTGGAAAGACTGGCAGTACTTTACCGAGGAGGAACGCCAAGCTTTGATTGCTGGGTTCAAGGAAATGAAGCGAGCCAAGTTTGACAAGGGAATCATGGAGCGAGTATTTGATGAGAAATACATTGACCGTCAACATGAGGAACTACAAAAAGCTAGACAACCTATGTATTACCACCCCTCACATCAACCACCGCCAGTTCACCCGTTACAGCAGGGTACTTTCGTAACTACAACCGACAACACAAGCGGGACGTTTTTAGGTTCTCTTGGTCTTGGGGGCATTTTCAAATGAACATCATCACGATTGACTTTGAGACAGCCTATGGCGGTGACCTTGGGTTTGCCAAGCAGACCACGGAGGAGTACATCCGTGACCCACGCTTTGAGGTTATTGGTGTTGCGGTACAGGTAAACGATGGCGAGCCGGTGTGGTTCAGCGGTACACATCAAAAGATGTGGGACTTCCTGAACAAGTACGACTGGAAAAACTCCCTTGCGCTTGCGCACAACGCGCCGTTCGACGGAGCCATCCTGAATTGGAAGTTTGGCATGACCCCCAAGGGTTGGCTGGACACGCTGAGTATGGGTCGGGCGCTTCATGGTACGAACGTAGGCGGGAGCCTCGCGGTTCTGGCCCAACACTACGGCATTGGGGAGAAGGGCACTGAGGTGCTCAACGCCATCAATAAGTTCCGCAAGGACTTCAACAAGGAAGACTTGGCACGGTACGGCGAGTACTGTAAGAACGATGTGAAGCTGACGTGGGATTTGTTCGGACACATGAGCCAAGGGTTCCCGAAGATTGAGCTACGGCTGATTGACCTGACTGTGCGCATGTTCACCGAGCCAGTGTTGCAGTTGGATACAGAATTGCTGGAAGTGCATTTGGAGGCGGAGAAAGAACGTAAAGCCCAGTTGTTGAAAACTTTTGACAAAGACACCTTGATGAGCAACCCACAGTTTGCTGACCTGCTGGTATCGCTTGGTGTACAGCCCCCAATGAAAAAGAGCCCAACCACTGGCAAACAGACCTTTGCGTTCTCTAAGACGGATGAGGAGTTCAAGGCCCTGCTCGAACATGAAAATACAGCAGTGCAAGCAGTGGTCGCGGCGCGGCTGGGAACGAAGTCCACGATTGAAGAGACCCGCACCGAGCGGTTCATTGGGATTGCCTCCCGAGGGCCAATGCCAGTTCCCCTACGCTATTACGCCGCCCACACTGGACGCTGGGGTGGTGACGACAAGATCAACTTACAGAACTTGCAACGCACATCGCCTTTGAAGATGGCAATCCTTGCGCCCTATGGTGACGTGATGATTGACTCAGACTCATCGCAGATTGAAGCGCGGACGCTGGCATGGCTGGCTGGACAGGACGACTTGGTGGAAGCATTTGATAGGGGTGAGGATGTATACAAGATCATGGCATCGGCTATCTATGGCAAGGCTGTTGAAGCGATTACCAAAGACGAGAGGTTTGTCGGTAAGACGACAATCTTAGGTTGTATTTCCGAGGGAACGCTGGTATTATCCGACTCAGGGTGGAAGCCTATCGAGCAGGTTTCCTTGGACGACAAGTTGTGGGACGGGGAGGAATGGGTATGCCATCAAGGATTACAGAACAGCGGCATCAAGGAAACATTGAATCTTTGCGGGATGTGGTTAACACCAGACCACAAAGTGTGGTCAGGGACACAGTGGTTGGAAGCGCAATCTCTGGTGCAAGACGCAAGTACCCTCTCCCAAGTATTGGACACCGCAGTGGAAAACTTACCGTTACAGGCTACCTTTGCGGACAGAGGGGAGGCGTTGCTTCGCTTGTCGTCAGGTGTGAGTGCCGACCCGATGAGTACAGCGTGGACGTGCATAATTTCAAGTATTTCAAAAGCACGCGCTGTCCGCTTTGTGCCAAAGCTGCTTCAAACCAAAAACGGTACTGGGTGTATTCGCACGCAATGGCCGACGACGGGCACAGAACCAGACTACTCAATCGACTGGCTGCTGCCATCACAAGGTGTCACACCGCAACCAACAAAGCATATTCTCACTATGGGGGGCGTGGCATATCGGTGTGGCCCAAATGGAGAGAAGATCGAGCTTCGTTTCTTCGATATGTGCAAACGCTTGAAGGCTGGGATGTCCCGAGTTTTGAAATGGACAGTATTGACGTTAACGGCAACTACGAGCCAGACAACATCCGATTCGTTTCTCGAAGTGACAACCTTAAAAACAAACGTCGAGTCGCCAACCTTGAGGCGCAAATTACAGACTTACGATCTCGCTTACGCAGGGCCGAGGAATCGTTACATGGTGTTAACAGCACAAGGGCCGATGATTGTTCATAACTGCGGCTACGGCATGGGCGCGGCAAAGTTTATGGCGCAACTTAAGAATTTTGGTGTTGAAGTGTCGCTTGAAGAAGCGAAGCGAATCATTGATACGTATCGAAGTACTTACCCGAAAATTACTGCACTATGGAAAGCTGCGGCGAACGTCCTCCCCGCAATTATCAGCGAGCAAACGACGGCGTTTGGGCGGGACGACATCCTCAAGGTAGATGGCAAGGACGGCATCCTGCTACCCAACGGACTGCGCTTGAAGTACCCCAACCTGCGCCAAAAGGTGGACGAGGAAAGCGGCAAGGTCGAGCTTGTGTACGACACCAAGAAAGGCAAAGCCATCATCCCCAACCGAATCTATGGCGGCAAGGTGATTGAGAACGTATGCCAAGCCCTTGCACGTATCGTGATAGGCGAGCAGATGCTGATGATCGCCAAGAAGTACCGTGTGGTGATGACTGTGCATGATAGTGTGGGGGTGATAGCACCCGAGGCCGAGGCTGAAACAGCTAAGGAGTACGTTGAATTGTGTATGCGTATCCGCCCGTCGTGGGCACCCGAGCTACCGCTGAACTGCGAAGCAGGGTATGGCAAATCTTATGGAGACTGTTAATGAGAAGAATGCTTAAAAAATTTTTGCAATGGGTGATGGCGGCAGACAGAGAAGAAATTACAACGGGGCCTATTTCGATTGAAGATTCCCACAATCCTTCCCAACCTGCGTTTCGACTTGGTGTGATTGCCGCATCAAATGGACGTATCTTGGAAATGTCCACGTACAAGCGCAATCCCCACGGCCCTGACTGGACGGCTGAGTTGTTTATCGTCCCCGAAGACCAAACGCTTGCTCAGTGCATCACAACAATCCTAACCGTCAAAGGACTCACATGAGTATCGTCTGGTCGTTCAGTAGCCTGAAAACATTTCAGCAGTGCCCCAAGAAGTACTATCACACCAAGATAGCCAAGGACGTTGTTGAGCCTGACACAACGGCAACGCTGTACGGCAAGACTGCTCATACCGTAGCAGAGGAATACATCCGTGACGGCAAGCCAATCCCGCCCCAGTTCGAGTACATGCAGGGCACACTGGATGCGCTGAACCAACTGGAGGGTGACAAGCTGTGCGAGGTGAAGCTGGGCTTGACCAAGGACTTGGAGGCTTGCGATTTCAGTGCCCCCGATGTGTGGTGGCATGGCATCGCCGACTTGGTTGTGCTCAACGAGGAAAAGGGTCTTGCCTACTCTGCCGACTACAAGACCAGCAAGAGCGCACGGTACGCCGATACCAAGCAACTTGACCTTGTGGCGGTGGGTTTGTTCGCCAAGTTCCCTAACATTGTTAGGGTGAAGTCAGCTCTGATCTTCACGGTAAGTAAAGAGTTTGTAAAAGCTGAGCACCACAGAGAGATGGTGCCGAAGTACATACAAAAACCCGCCCAAGATGTTGCAAGAATCGAGGCGGCATTGGAGAATGGGGTGTGGAATCCCAGCAGTGGGCCACTGTGCAAGTTCTGCGCAGTCAAGCAGTGCGAGTACAACAGGAGCTAACGATGACAGACGAAGAAAAACAAGCGGCAGAGGCGTACATCAAGTTGCATGATGATGTGCGGCAGTTGATTGTGGATACGGTCTACAAAGAACTGCAAACTTATGGGGGTCTAATACAAAATCAAGTTAAAACCGCAGTACTGATTAGCCCTGAAATGGAACAAAGGGTCAAAGACATTGTAAGAAACCAAATGCAGAAATACTAAGGAGGCATCATGCCGTACGTGAACAAACCCCGACCCTACAAAAAAGAATATGAACAACAAAAAGCAAGAGGAGAAGCCGATGAACGGCTCGAACGCCAACGTGCAAGAGAAGCAATCGACAAGAAAAGCGCCGACCGAAACAAAGATGGACGCGCTGACGTGCGCGAAGGAAAAGATGTTGCACACATCAAAGCTCTATCTAAAGGTGGCTCCAACAAGAATGGGGTCAAGCTTCAATCACCATCGGCCAACCGCTCATTCAAGCGCGGCTCAGATCACAAAGTAGTATCAGAAGTCAGTACCAAAGAACGAAAGAAAAAATGAATCTATCAGAGTATTCGTGGCCTCGTCCTCACGGGTTCACGCCGTTCGATCATCAGAAGATTACCGCCGATTTCCTTGTAAGCAACCGCAAAGCATTTTGCTTCAACGAGCAGGGTACAGGCAAAACAGCATCAGTGATTTGGGCAGTTGACTACCTCATGGAAGTCGGGCTCGTCAAACGAGTGTTAGTGATTTGTCCGTTGTCGATCATGAAGTCGGCATGGCAACAGGACTTGTTCAAGTTTGCAATCCATCGCACAGTATCCGTTGCGCATGGCGCGGCGAAGAAACGCAAAGAGATCATCAACGCCGGTTCAGAGTTTGTCGTCATCAACTTTGATGGCGTGGGTATCGTCAAGAAAGAAATCTTGGCTGGCGGCTTTGACCTAATCGTGGTGGACGAAGCCTCGGCTTACAAGAACGCGCAGACCGAACGCTGGAAAGACTTGCGTGACCTGACCAAACAGATCAAAGGCTTGTGGATGCTCACCGGTACACCGGCGGCTCAAGCGCCTACGGATGCTTACGGATTGGCAAAGCTGGTCAACCCCAAGAATGTGCCCCTGTTCTATGGGCAGTTCCGAGATCAAGTCATGACCAAGGTCAGCATGTACCGTTGGCTGCCCAAGTCCAACGCACAGAACATCGTACACACCGCATTGCAACCCGCCATTCGGTTTGAGAAGAAGCAGTGCCTTGACCTGCCGCCCCTGACGTTTGTCAGTCGTGATGCGCCGATGACCCCCCAGCAGATCAAGTACTACAACGTGCTCAAGAAGCAAATGCTGATCGAGGCCGACGGCGAAGAAATATCGGCGGTCAACGCCGCTGTGCAGATCAACAAGCTGTTGCAGATTGCAGGTGGTGCCGTATACACAGACACCGGAGAGGTACTGGAGTTCGATGTATCCAGTCGGCTCAACGTGGTGCAGGAAGTCATCGACGAGTCAAGCCAAAAGGTGCTGGTGTTCGTTCCGTTCACGCATACGATTGAGCTACTCCAAAAGCATTTAGAGAAGGCTGGCATTCTTTGCGAAGTCATCAATGGCTCAGTGCCTGTCAACCGCAGGTCAGAGATTGTCAAGGACTTCCAAGAGCAACCGCATCCCAAAGTTCTCATCATCCAACCGCAAGCGGCCTCCCACGGACTTACCCTAACCGCCGCCGACACAATTATTTGGTACGCTCCTTGTACCAGCGTAGAAACATACTTGCAAGCCAACGCACGAATTGACCGCCCCGGTCAAGTCAACCCAATGACCATCGTGCATATCACAGGTAGCCCAGTAGAGGCCAAGATGTATGGAATGTTGCAAGGCAACATCACCAACCACAACAAAGTGATTGATTTGTACCGTCAAGAAATTTCTTCCGAGACCACTTGACAATGTACAATTCTGTGATAGACTAATTCAAAAACCACAAGGAGCTAACGATGATGGACGATGAAGTTCAGGGAGAACATCCCGCTATTCCACTCGATCAACTTGCCGCGATCTACATCAAGATTCGTGATGCCAAGGACGATCTCACTCAAACCTACAAATCAAAAGTCGCTGATCTCGATGAGCAGATGGGCGTACTTGAGACACAGATGCTGGACACCTGTAAAGAGCAGGGCATTGACAGCATCCGCACAAAACACGGCACGATCATCCGTTCGGTTAAGTCACGGTACTGGACGAATGATTGGGATTCGATGTACGACTTCATTAAGGAGCACGGTGCATTTGGCCTGTTAGAGAAACGACTTCATCAAACAAACATGAAGGACTTTCTTGCTGAGAATCCAGACGTTCTGCCGAGAGGCTTGAATGTCGAAAATCAATACACCGTGGTAGTTAGACGTTCTAAGGAAAAATGAAAATGAGCAACATCACATTGTTGAACCAAGACCTCCCCGACTTCCTGCAAACCGCTGGGGTCAGTGATCTTACAAAGCAACTCGCTGGCAAGACTGGCGTAAAACGAATCGTCCCCAAAAACGGAATCTTCCGTAAGGTCGTGGGCGGTGAAGAGATGGGCAAGGTCAAAGGCAACTTGAATGTTGTCATTGTGAACGCCTCTCCCAAAGTCGGTCGCATCTTCTACGCTAAACAGTGGAGCCCTGATGCCGAGCCAACTGCACCTGACTGCTTCTCCAATGACGGCGCTTCGCCTGATGCGGGGTCAGCCAACAAGCAATCCGACCGTTGCGACACATGCGCACAGAACATCAAAGGTTCAGGCATGGGCAACTCAAAGGCTTGCCGTTACAGCCGCCGTATCGCTATGGTGCTGGAAGAGGACTTCGGTACTTCTCTGCAAGGTGAGGTCTACCAACTGAACTTGGCTTCTAAGTCACTGTTCGGCGATAGCGTTGGTGACAACACCCATCCGTTTGAGAGCTACACCAAGTACTTGTCCAACAACGGCAAGAGCTTGGACTACGTTGTTACCCAGTTGAGCTTCAACGAGGACAATGACAACCAATCCATCCTGTTCACCCCTGTGCGTTTCATCAACAAGGGCGAGTACGAGATCACCAACAAAGCTGCTGTTCTTCCCGAAGTGCAGAAGATGGTTGTGATGACACCGTACCAAGCCGATGTATCAGGTCGTGCGCCTAAGCTGGAAGCCCCAAAAGCTGAAACGCCCAAAGCCGCCGCACCTGCCGCTGACGCAGTGGAGGAACCCAAGAAGCGCGAGTCTAAGAAAGCCGCCGAGCCAGCACCCGCTGGTAAGAAGGACTTGGGCTCAGTCGTGGCCGCATGGACTGACGAGGACTGAACATGAGCTACGGTTACAGCCAAAGTTTGGTTGAGGCGAATAAACGCGCTGATGCCACATCTCTTGGCGTAGCCTTGGGTCGTTTATGTATCGAACGTGGTATCCCTGTCACTGAGGTGGCAGGGGTATTCAAAGTAAGCCGAGCAACGGTCTACAACTGGTTTTGGGGGCAGGTCACGCCAAACCGAAGCCACAACGAACTCATTGAACGATTCATCGCACGTCACAAAAAGCGCAAACTGGGGTAAAAATGTCATTCGACCTACTCGATACCGTACTGCCTACGGATGGGCGGTACTGCATTATCGGGATTGGGAAGTACGTAGATCAACGATTCGCAGACACAAGGGAAGAAGCCGAGACACTCATTCAGAATTTTGTATCTCAGAAAGTCAATGCGTTCTTTGGGTGCGCCAAGTTTGGCCCCCTGAATGACAGGACTCACGAGAACGTAGTATCTGTCCGCGCACTGTGGATGGACATAGACTGCGGCCCCACCAAGGGCGTACCGAATTCCAAGGGGAAGATCGAAGGCTACATCGACCAGCAAACAGGGCTGGCCGAGTTCCAAAAGTTTTGCAAAGCAGTCGGCCTACCAAAGCCCATCCTAATCAACTCCGGCAACGGAATACATGCGTACTGGCTGATTGAAGAGACGCTGACCCGCAATCAGTGGGAGCCTCTTGCCAAGCGGTTGAAGCAACTGTGCAAAGAACAGAACCTGATCGTTGACGAGAAGGTGTTTGAAGCATCGCGTGTACTGCGTCCACTGGGCACATTCAATTTCAAAGCCGACGAGCCAAAGCCTGTTGAGGTTTGGAACGAACACACCACCCCGCTGACGTATGAGCAGTGGAGAGCATTGCTTGGCGCACCCGAGCCAAAGGTCGAGGAAGACAAGCCCGACTTCGTGCCATCTGCCATGAGCCCCATGATGGAAGCATTGATGGGCAACAAGGTCAAGAAGTTCAAGACCATCATGATGAAGGGCGATAACGGCTGCGCCCAACTGAACTACGTGTTCCAGAACCAAACCGAAGTAGATGAGCCGCTGTGGGTATCAGCCCTGTCGATTCCTGCTTTCTGCGTAGATGGAGACAGAGCGGCGCACAAGCTGTCAGACCAGCACCCCGAGTACGACCCCGATGAGGTGGACAACAAACTCAGGAATATCCGCAAGCGCGGTGGCCCGCACCACTGCACGACATTTGAAGAGCGTAACCCCGGTGGTTGCGATGGATGCCCACACAAAGGCAAGATCACTTCACCTATTGTGCTCGGCACAGAGATTCAAGAAGCCGACGATGAAGACAACGAGGTTGTTGTAGAGACCGAAGTTGGCGAAACCAAGTATCAGATTCCTGAGTACCCATTCCCATTCTTCCGTGGCAAGAAAGGCGGCATCTATGTGCGCCCACCAGAGGACACCGAAGAAGAACCCAAGATGGTCTATGAGCATGACCTGTACGTGGTCAAGCGCATGAGAGACAAAGAGTTGGGCGAGATTGCGCTGTTCAGGCTGCACCTGCCCCACGACGGCGTAAAAGAATTTTCAATCACCACTGCGGCAATCTCCGCAAAAGACGAGCTACGCAAACAGCTTGCGCAACAGGGCGTGATGGCACACCACAAACAGTACGAGAACCTTGCCACCTACGTCATCACATCAGTTAAGAACTTGCAGTACACAAAGAAGGCAGAAACAATGAGAACACAATTTGGATGGGTCGAGGGAGACAGCAAATTTATCATGGGTGACAAAGAGATCACCAAGGACGGCACGTTTTACAGCCCACCGTCATCTACCACCGAGGCGTTCGCCGAGAAGATTCACCCCAAGGGTGACATGCAGGCATGGAAAGAGGTGTTCAATCTGTATGGGTTGGAGGGCATGGAGCCCCACGCATTTGGCGCACTGACAGCTTTTGGCTCGCCGCTCATGAAGTTCACCGGCTTGAAGGGCGCAATCATCAACGTGATTTATGAATACGCGGGCTCAGGAAAGTCCACCATCTTGCGTATGTGCAACAGCGTCTATGGGATGCCCGAAGAACTGATGGCGATTGAGAAGGACACGTTCAACGCAAAGATGCAACAGCTTGGCGTGATGAACAACCTGCCCAATACGATGGATGAGATCACCAACATGTCAGGCGATGAGTTCTCTGACATGGCGTACAGCATCAGCCAAGGCCGGGGCAAGAACCGAGTCAAGAGCCAGTCCAACGCTTTACGAGTTAACAACACATCTTGGCAGAACATGACCCTGTGCTCGGCCAACGCCAGCTTCCACGAGAAACTTGCCTCCGCAAAGAAATCCCCCGATGGTGAGTCCGTCCGTTTGCTGGAGTACAAGATTGAGCCCAACGACGTGATTGGCGTATCTCGGGGCAAGGAGATGTTTGACCACCAACTGAACGCCAACTACGGCCACGCTGGGGAAATCTACCTGTCATGGCTGGTGAACAACTTGGAAGAAGCCAAGGCGCTGGTGCTTAAGATTCAGGCCCGCCTCGACAAAGAAATCCAGTTCACTTCACGCGAACGCTATTGGTCCGCGACCGCCGCTTGCAACATCGCCGGAGGCATCATTGCCCACAGCCTTGGTCTGCACGACTTTGATATGAAGCGGGTCTACGCATGGCTCAAGCAGATGTTGGCTGAGATGCGCCACGAGATCAAACCTGCACAGGATTCCCCTGCCACTTCCTTGGGTGAGTTCATCAACGCCCACATCAACAACGCGCTGGTGGTCAACGGCGAGGTAGACGCAAGGAGCAATCTGGGGGCACTTCCATTACTGGAACCCCGTGGAGAGCTGCTGATACGCTACGAGCCAGATACTAAATGCCTGTACGTGGCGGCAAAGCAGTTCAAAGACTTCTGCGTCAAACAGCAGATCAACTACCGCAACATGCTCAAACAGTTGGGCGAACACAAGATTTACCTTGAGACCGTCAACAAGCGCATGTCCAAAGGCATGAAAGTCGTGGCTCCCCCTGTACGTGCGCTCATGTTCAACGCCGCCAATTCTGAGTTCTTGCGCATGGATGAGATACTGCCCGCCAATGAAGATCGAGACAGTAACGTACCAGCTTGATTGGTCTAAGTTCCGAGTCGGCTATTCGTTTTTTGTACCCTGCATAGACGAGAAGGCGGCAAGGAAAACCCTAGCGGCTGTTGCAAAACGGCTGAAAATTGAGATTGTTACGAAAGTTGTGATCGCAGACGGCGTCAAAGGACTGCGCGTCTGGCGGGTCTGAGATAAACTTTGGAGTGGAAGAGTTAGCTCCTTCCGATACTCCTTTGACCCCCCGCCTTGTGCGGGGGTTTTTTATTGGGCCATCAGCCGCTCACGCTCCAGCTTCTTCTCTGATGGTTCCAACAAGTCAAGCAGTTGCGGGTAGTATTTCTTGTCGATGGGCATACCACGGTCAGACTTCATCTTGCGCTCAATCTGCTTCTTGATGGATTGCTTGATGTTGTCCCCACCGATTGCGTCATAGGGGTTCCGGCTGTTGAACGTGAACACGTTGTTAAAAGCTTTCTCAACGTCCTCATCTGAGCCTTTATCCAGCTCCCGCTCCAAACGATCGAGCAGCTTGGTGCGTTCCCGCTTCACCTTCAGAATCTCACCTTGCAAGTGGAAGATTGCTTCCCGCCGGGCCACGAGCCCTTCGGTGGCAAAGCCCATAGACTGAGCCAGCAACTGCCCTTGAGTGAACTCCTCGGCTTCCTTGATAACCGCACCCGAAGTGGTGGTTGCGCCTTCTTTGCCGTACCGATAAGCGGTGAGTGAGCCACGAGCAAAAGCTGGGGCCAACTGCTCGATACCCCGTGCAATTTCGCCTTTGTTGAAGAAGTCGATAGCGTTGGGGATTTGTTTGAACGTGATTGACGCACTGGGGCCGAGTAAGGACATAAGGTATTCCTGCATAGCCGCAGCAGAAGTCGCCTGCTCTTTTACGTCGGGCACCCACATGTTGTTCATGGACAAGCTACCGGAGATGTCGTAGCCCGTCATGGAGGCAATCAAGCCTTTGTCCAGAATTTCGTCGAGTGTGTGGTCGCCGATCTTGATGTTGCCAAAAGTCTGGGGGAGCCACTTGTTGCGGAACCAGAACTCCAAGTCGCGCTCTTCCAACGGGTCTTCATCGTCCTCGTCGCGGATTGCGTTCATCATGCCTTGGATTGCGCCCATAGCCATTGTTGCACCGGGGATACCAACGTAGCCAGCAAGCGCAGTGGACATGGTCAATGTGCCGACCAACTGAGTCATGGCCTTGGCGCGATCTTTTGCGTCGATCCCAGCCAGCGCGCGGTAAGCGTTACGGACAAAGAACGTAGTCACAAACGCGGGGAACATCTTGAACTGAAGAATTGTGCGGCCCACGGGCTTTTGCGCGTTAATTAAGACTTGGCGTTCAGAGTCGGCCAACAAACCGCGAGGGCGGTTGGATGCGTGGTAGTTGCCCAAGGCTTCGTGAGTCTCGGCTTCGGCTGCACGCAGGGCTTCTTCGTGGGTGTACTTTTTGCCGGTTTCCTTGTTGGTCTGCTGGGAGTACAGATCGTAGGAGGTCATGAAAGTCACTTCACGAATCATGCGCTCAGTGTGGTGGAACAAGCTGGTCATCACATTGCTGACGGTGCGCATAGTGCGGCGTACCCCGCCCTCAAGTTGGTTTGTCGGCGTATCTCTACGGTTGCCAAGGTCGTAGGCCAGTGTGTTGTCGCTGATGCCTCTGTCTGCCATGTATTGCGCAGCCAGCTTTTGGTTCTCGGTCAACTTCACCAAACCGTTGTTCAGGTATGAGGGGAACTCAAACGTGGACGAGCCGTCTTCAGCTTGGCGGCGAATACCGCTTGTACCAAAGATAGCCATTGACTTGGCAAGGGCCGCGCCTACCTTGACAGGATTGAACCCGTGGTTGGATGTAAGCACTGGGCCAACAAAGATTGGAAGCGCCGTCAACTGAGTAGCGGCAGTTTTGACCGAGGTCATCAACCACAAGTAGGCCGAAGAATTCAACAGCGCAGAAGTTTTGTAGCCGAGGCTGTCTTCTGGGTCGGGGCGCACTTGCTGCTCGGCACGCATACGCATCTCGGTAACAAACTCGCCGAGGCGGGCTTTGTCTGGGTTACCTGCAAGCGTGTCGGTTGCGCGTTCAAGCTCGCCCATGATGCGGGGGCCGTACTTGATGCGGGCCAGTTGGTTGGCCATGTTTGTGCCGGTCACTGCGAAGTTACGAGCAATGTCGCCACTGAAACCAGTAGTGCCTTGGCGGTGCATGTACTGTCTGCGGAAGTTGCGGTCAGGCAAAGTCTGCAAGTACATCTGGTAGATTTCGTCTTTGAGCTTCTCGGCATCAATGCTGGACATGGTGGAGACTGCGTTACCGAAATCATCAACGATCTCTTTGCCCGCTTTTACACCGTTGTCGATTGAGTTGAAGATTTCCTTCAACATGCCGCTGGCGTCCAAGTCCCGCTTGCGTGCGTCGGACAAGTCATTGCCCATGTCAATCACTCCAGATTCCTGCATCTCGCGCAAGGATTCAGTAGTGCCAGCCTCTTGTATTTGACGGATGCGCTTACGCAAGAACATGTTGCGATCAAAGGCGTTCTCAAACATGTAGAACTCGCGGTTCACGCCCTTGCCAATTCGCAGCCAGTATTGGCCGTAACGCATCAACGGGAAGTACGGATACAGCTTCTTGCCGTCTTCGTAGATTTGTTTGATCTGTGCAATCAGCTTGCCTTTGGGGGACTTGCCATCTTTAGCAGTGCCAGCCAGCTTTGAGTTTGCGATTTGCTCTTCTAGCAACACATGGTACTGCTCATGGTTGGCTTTGTAGAAGTCGCGCACCTGCTCGTACAGCTTCTTGTTTGCGTCGGTCAGACCATCCCACATCTTCTTCAGGTCCGCGTCTTTGCTCAGGTTGCCAGCCACAGTCGGGTCACGGTACAGCAACGTAGAGTAGTGCATCACATTGGCCAAGCGCCGCATTTGGTCAGGCGCACTGCGTGCTAACTTAGCCAGAGCTTCAGAGACGGGCACCATGTCCAGCGTGAGTTTGTTGCGCATTGCGGCCATGTCAGTGAGATACTGCCAAGCTTCTCTGATGCCGACAACACCACTGCGCTCAGACCATTGAACCACGGCTTCTGTTTGCAATGTAGGCAGTACCTGACGCATCTTGAAGTTATCAAAGCCAGCGTACATAGAAGACAACGCATCGGTCAAGTCCTCCATACTGCGGATATTCACAAGGCCGGGCAACTCACGGATGGTGTCGGCAAAGCTGGATTTCTCCATGCGCTCAACCATCTTGTTGGTCTTGATCTTCTTCTTTTTAAGTTCAGAAGAAACTTCCGTGGCATCTGCACTGGCTCGTTCCGCAGCAATCTCCGCCCGCATATCGGCGGTCAGACGGGAACTGAGCATTGAATTGGTAACGGCGATTACATCTGCAAGGGCGCTGGTGTGCATTGGCCCCATGTTGAAGAACTGACGCACGTTGTTGACGAACCGAGTGAACAGCGACTGCTTGGTAACGCCCTCGGTCTCCATCAAGAACTTCTGGAAACGTGGGTGGGACATTGCATAAGCAACAAACTCGCGGGGGTCACCAAAGATGTCGGAGACCACCAGTTCCCCCATAAATTCTGGCAACGTGCCTGCGGCGTGCATTTCTTTCACACGCTTCAAAGTCATGTCCATAGTGCCTTGCAAGGCATCAAACGCTTTTACCAAATTAGCGTTGAGTTCTTTACCTGCGTTGTACGCCCCGTATGCCGCAGTTATTTTTTCATTCAGCGCGGCGTGCAGCATCTCGTGCAGCACGGTGACATTGTTCACGCCTTGGTTAGGGCCTCCAGTTACGCCGCGAACAAAGACAAAGCGTTCGCCAGTAGACACAACCCGCAAGAACATGCCACGGGATTCGTTCCAGTCGGCCTCTACTTTTCCTTCAATGATCTGAGGTGGCAACTGCGCGTCTTCCTCGATGACCATGAACTTGACGTCTTTTACAAACGGCAACAGGCGAGCGGCCAAGAATCTTTGGAACGCATTACCAGTCTTGATGACGTGCCGCAGTGCTTGCTGGCCAGTGGTCATCTTGCTGAATCTGGAGTCAGCACGGCCCGCTTTGACCTCGGTCACAGCCTTGGATACTTGGGCAGCAATACCCTTTCTCACATTCTCCAACTCCATGCGAGTAATGGCGGGGTTCTTCAGCAGTGCTTCTGCTCGGTCACCCGGCTTAGTACCCTTGAGGGAACGCGCTAGCAACATCAAAGACTTGATCGCTTGGATTTTGCCGATGCGCTTGTCTCTTTCAGCGGCGGCTAAATTTTCATCGGAAGTAATCTTGTCTTCATCAATGGGAGTGAGCGCTTCATTGAGCGCCTCCTCAGCAGTGTTAACAGCCTTCTCGTTTTCTTTCCAGTTTGCAGTTTGTTGTGCCCGACGTGCATCGCTGGCGGCTTTTGCTTCTGGGCTCAGGGGTTTACGGCCACGCTTAGTCTTGACCGACACTTCTTCCGCCACTTCTTCAGTAGGCAGAGTAGCCAAATCGCCAACGGCCTCAGCAACGTCGTCTGGGATCGCAGCTTCTTCAGCAATTACTTCGTCTGACTGCTCGGCTAATTCGGCAGCGGTTTCTACCGGCTCGGCAACGGTTGGTTCAATGACCGGGGCTGGAGTTTCTTCTGGTTGCTCGGCTAGTTCGGCAACGGGCTCAACGGGGGCTGTTTCTTGTCCTTGCGTTTCTGCTTGGATGGTTTCAGGGGTTTCAATGCCAACTTGGTCTCCTTGTTCAAACGGGTCAACTATTGCAACGGGCTGTGTTGCTTCTCCTGTAGCAACCCCTGCAACATCCTGTCCAGCAGGAACCACTCCACTTGGCTCAGGGACTCCAACTCCTCCGGGGGCGATGTCTGCACTGGGCTGTTCAGCCACTGGAACGCCTGCTCCACTTGGCTCGGTGATAGTCTGTCCAGCATCTGGTTCTCCTTGAGCTTCCTCACTTGCAGGGGCTTTCTCTTCAGCTTCCAAAGTCGCGGCTTCAATCGCTCGGATGTTTGCCTGCGCGGGGTCGAGCCCCATGTCTAGGAAAGTTTGCTGGAATTGCGCAACGCGCTCAGGTTCGATGTCAGTGATGCCTTGCTTGGTCAGGTCGGCAGCAATCTTCTCAACTTCTAACGGCGCTTGTCCGGGTGTTGTAGGTTCTTGGGTAGGCGCAGTTTTAGGAGCAAGCAGTTCTTTTGCGCCCTGCACCGTAGCACCGAGTCCACCACCAACAATTGCGGCTTCAGCACCGCGAGTCAAAGCTTCTTCTGCGCTCAGACCTTTTTGTGTGCCCGCAGCTTCGCCAAGGTACGCTGCTTCTTCTTCAGCAACCTCAGTGCCCGCCTGAATACCTGTCTCTTTTGCAATCCGCCCCGCAGTTGAGCCGCCCGCAGTTGGTTTGAGCAAGCCTTTGGTGGCGAAGCGTTCAAGCGTGGATTCAATGACAGCCGCAGAAGCGGCGGCGGTTACATCCCCTACGGTAGCTTCGTCGAGTGTTTTGTTGTCGTTCTTGACCCGCTCGTCCAAGATTTCTTTTGTGCGCGCCGCCACATAAGCAGGGAACACGCCTGCTGCGGCGACCATGTCGGGGGAAGACGTGATTACCCGCTCGGCAATAAACGGAATTGCTTTAAGCGGATTGGTGCCCAGCTCTTTGAGCTGCGTGCTTGGCTGGTAACCGAGGCTCTCATCAAAACCCTTCAACGACTTCGCCCAATCAAACAAGGGCTGAAGCTGCTTTTTGTTTTTAATGTCTTCTTCGCTTATGCCTGACAGGGGTACAGCCAATTCCAGCTTGTCACCGAGCCTCTCGGCAGCCTCTGCCACTGCGCTAACACCCGCACCAGCCAAGGATGCGACACGGCCAAGCGCCCCAGTGAAGGGGTTTGCTGTGGTCTCTTTCGGGGGCGTAGTTTGGGCAAAGGGGTCAACGATCTGCGGCGCGGATTGCGCCTCAAAGGGGTCAACGATACCCCTCCGTTGCGGTTGTTGCGCCTCAAACGGATCAATGATGGCCATGCCGAACCCCTTTATTTGCCGTATTTTTGATTGTAGTAGGCAGCTAAGTCTGCGTCAGATACACCGGGGTTTGCTTTTCTAGCCGCATCCATAAACGCTTGCATAGAAGGTTTAGCAACAGGGGCCGCAGCTTGAGGGGCGGCAGCGGGGGCTGTGTTTGACAACTCCGTTGCTACACCTTGGCGAATACGGGCGGCTTCTGCGGTGTTGCCCTTTTGCACTGCCTTCAAGTAAGGTACGTTGCTTTCCAGCGCCTTATCCACACGGGCTTGGAATTTGGCGTCCGCGCCTTCTCTAGCAATATCAAGCTTCTCAGTACCGGGGAAACGGCCAAGATCACTCGCAGCCATTGAAGCGGCTTCGGCCATTGTTTGTTTATTGGCTGGTTTACCTTGTTCAATCAAAGAGTCGTAGCGAATACGAGTTTGACGCGCAAGATCGGTTTCTTTGTTCGCGGCCATTTGTTGCGCTTTAAGTGTTGCAGCCGTTTGCATTTCTGTACCGGCCAAACCTGCGTTGAGCTGTGCAACTTTTTCTTCCGCCCCAATTTTGAGCTTGAGCCCTTCCAGTCTTTGCGCTTCGGCTTTGTCTTCCAGTGAGGTGGCCTTGCCAACCATACCTTCTTTACGTGCTTGTTGCGCAGTAGCCAGAGTGATCTCGGACTGACGCAGTCGATCTTTGGCTTCCTTGGTTTCTTTGGCCACCCGAGCCACTTCACCCGTGAACGCTTTAACAGACTTGCTGGCTCCCTCGCGGAAGTTTTTAGCGCCGATCATTTCGGCAGCGGCAAGCAGAGCACCGAGACCCTTGGCCTCGTCCATGTTTTTACCCAAGCCAGCACGCTCAGCTTTTACTTCTTCCAAGTAACCGGCAGTGGCATCCGGGCCGTACAGCTTTTGAACAAACGGCAACTGCTTCTCAACACCAGCTTGGTACTGCTCGGCAGTCTGAGGTTTGTATTCATCGACTAGGCTAGACAAGCCTTTGAGGGACTCGTCGGTTTTTTGTCTGTATGAACCGCCACCAGCCATTGCAACGATGCCGCCATCCGCCATCATTTGTTCTTGTTGCTCAGGGGCAATCTGATCGAACGCACTGCCAAGCCCTGCGGTCAAAGATTTGGACTGGGCAAGCTCAGCCAGACGTTCGTCGATTGCGTCTACAGTGTCCATGTCCCTGCGGTTCAACGCATTTTCACGAGCTTGCTGTAACTGCTCTGGGCCAAGTTTGTCGATGATGCTTTCCACGTTGCCTTGACTGGTCACGCCGCCTTCAGCCATGAACTTGCTCAGGCCATATGCGCCCATGCCAATACCAGCCAAGTCTTGCAAACCAGAACCAGCGGGTTGATACATGTTGGTCACGCTTGAAGAGCCAGTAGGTGTACCGCGCAGCAAGTCGGACATGAAGCCCAATTGTTTGTAAGGGTAGTTCTGTTGGTTCAGGAAGTCCTGATAACCCACGTCCAAACCTTTTTGCGCTTGAGCTTGCTGCATACCACCATAAGCCGACTGAAGCTTATTGATGTCCATGCCTTGTTGGAACTGCTGACCACCCAACTGGCCAAGAGTACCTGCTGCTTGCAGACCAGTCTGAAGTCCTTGCAACCCCAAGCCTGCGCCGTATTGACGAGACTGTTCACCCAGTTGTTGGGCTTGCAGTCGGCGAGCTTGATCGGCATTGAATTGTTGCTGAGCTTGTTGGAACGAAGTGTTCAAACCCTGCGCTTGGATGTCGCCCTTTTGAGTTGCCAGATTACGCGCAGCTTCAGCATCTGTGATCGCTTGGCGGCTACCGCCAAATGCGCCGGACCTGACCGCTTGAGCGTTGCGTTGTGTGCCAGCAATATCCGCTTGACGTTGTGCTTCACGTTGCTGAACATCCACCACATTCTGCATGTAGGGGTTCATGTATTGCTCAGCGGCACGGTTTCCAAACTGACCGCCCGAGAAGCGACCGGCTTGGTAGTTTGTATTCATAGCGCCAAGGCCCGCCGCACCAGCCAAGCCCGTACCCATACCCAACTGAGACGCTGGACCCATTGTTCCCGCGCCGGTCATAGCTTGCTGCTGCAAAGGTTGAAAGCCAGCAATGCGGTCTTTGTCGTATTGCTGGTATGGGTTTTTATTTGTGTCAGTTAGGGCTTCGCCCTTAGCCAGAATATCCTTGGCGTAACCGCGAGCCCATTCAGGCAAATCGGTTGTTGTGGTTTGGGTTTGCGCAGGGCCAGAACCACCGCCGTCACCATAGACAATACGCCCGCCTTCAGCCCGGGTTACTGAATCGCCCAAAGGCTCGCCCAAAGCATAAAGTTGGCGACGTGAATAGCTCATGATTCATCCTTAAAAAACTTTTGGTACGTCACACTCTGTACCTCATACCCATGAGAGCCAGCGGATTTCCTCCAGCCCGGGCGTCCAATAAATTCAATGCCGGAGCATCCGGCGTCCTTGGCAAACCTGTCAAGCAGGTCGTACATCTCATCTTCCACATACTGCATGTGGTTTGGCTCACCCGCGCAGTACTGCACAACAAGCATTTTGCGTCGTGGGTAGTCTTTAACCTCAGTTATGACATGACCATAAATCTCATTATCGTCGTGTCCCACCCACAATTGCATCTGTCCGTTCAATACAAACCGCAAAATATCATCGACTGTGGCACGTCCCCGTGTCCACTCCTGCGATTTCACCAAGTAAGGCAGTAAAGAAGGGATGACCCCTGCTACCGTTCCGGGCGGAATCAACGACATTCTCATGCGGGCAAGTACTTCTCAGAACGGCTGTTCTTGGCTACCTTACCTTTGCCCACTGTGCTTCCACGGGCCTTTTGGATTCGGTCCATCATGGCGTACAGCTTACGTGCGCCAGCTTCAGTCGAGCCATTGCCCAACTCAGAAACGATACGCGCAGGTACAACAAATTCACCGTCGGCTAAACGTGCGGGTTGCTTTTTGCCAATCACAGCGGGAATGGAGTCAGACACGCCGTCACCGGGGCCTTTGAGTAGTCGGCCACCATCGGAGTAATCGCCAAGGTGAGATATACCACCAGCGGCCATCAAGCCACCATTTGCCGCGCCTGCGGCCCCCGCAGCCATACCATGTGCGCCTGTACCCATAGCAGCAGCAGCACCGCCGCCGCTTCCACTGCCGGTAG